GTTTCCTAAACCGTAGGTCGCTGGTTCGAGTCCAGCCGAGGGTACTTGCTGGTGCGGGGTTTTAGCCCCTAATTTGAAACGCCGTGAAAGTCGGGGCCACCAGCTCAAAAAAAACTAAATTTAGTGTTGACGGCAACTGGACATGTCGATAATATACATGTGTCAGGCAACGGAAACCACAAGAAAGGAACTAAACATGTCAAGCAACAAACCAGCATTCCACTTTCTTCGCCGCAAGTCAGATGGACGTATCCTGTGCGAGGATGGCAAGGTCCGAAGGATAACGCCAGTCGAGAACTTCAAGCTATATAAGAGGCTGCACGCAGCGGTGAAGCGAGCGGGAACCAAGTACGTGGTTGTCTCCGTGCACGACGGCGACTCTGTTGACTGCTGTGGCACAGTGTCTGACTCAAGTGGACACCCAGTAGGAACTGGGTTCGCAACTACCCGCAACGGCGACTCCATCTACCTGTAAACCCCAATGAGGATAATCGCATGAGCTACGCACCAGAACTTTCTAAGGGCGACATCGTGTATGTTGCTGGACCAATGACGGGCCACGAGGGGTATAACTTCCCTGCGTTTGATGAGACAGAGAGCCTGATCCGCAAGCTATACGGCTGCAGTGTGGTGAACCCAGCGCAGGTTGATCGCGCGGTCCAGGTTCACGCAGTGCTGGAAGGACGCAGCAAGCGAGAGCTGACCGAGTTCTTCATGGACCTGAACACGGCGACGATCAAAAAGTGCACCGCCCTGGTACTGCTTGAGGGATGGGAGAGCAGCCCTGGTGCTCGGCACGAGCTGGCCATGGCCGAGCGACTCGACATTAAGGTGCTTGCCATGATTCCGACATCGGCTGGCCAGAGAAGGCTAGTGCGAGTTGGCGAGTCGGCGGTGTCGGTATTCACTGAGTGCTGCCGAGAAATCCCAGCCGACGCAGTGCTGCCACGATAATCAGAAACCGTCGCGACGTAGCGACGGAGGGCTGAGCCCCAGGTCCTTTCCTGCAAGATAGCCTGGGACAGCCCTGAACACATTTGATCCAGGCTCTGTGGGGGAGCATGGGGGAAGACCACTGACGGGCCTCGATCAACCAGGGGTCGTCGGGCTCGTCAGTGGTCATATTTTCAAACCAAAGGAGAGAAGAATGAAAGAGATAAACGCAGAGATCGTTAGCCATAAATTTACCGAGCTGCCATCTGACCTGGCCATCGACATTGCGTCTGTAGGCATAACCATCGGTGGCCAAAGCGAGGGTGAAGTCCTCTTGGACGCCGCAAGGGGGTGTGACAACTGCGTGATCAGCACGGTGTATGTCGACGGACAAATCAAGCTGGTTGCAGCCCACTCGTCTGGTGACTTCAGAGGTAGGGCGCTCGCTGCAGTGCATGCAGTTGCGCTCGGCGCTGTCGATCAATATGAGGTTGAGGAGTGCCTGCTTCGCGTCGCTGACTCCGTGCCAACTGGCGACGGAGCTGATACTGAAGCCGCGAGTGCGCTGGTTATCCCTGACACGATCATGGACGTCCTTGACTTCGAGGACCCATACGAACTCGGCATCATCAGAACTATGGCTAGGGTCCACGGTGAGTGGACATACGGCATTCTGTCCGACTGGAGCGCAGAGGGCCTGAGATGGTGGGCGCAGGAGGTAGCTCCACTTGACGTGGACGTACAGAGAACTGTCGTCGGACACCCAGAGGACCTCACGCACAAGTCGCGTTACAAGGTCGCCCTGAAGCCTGAGTATGGCATTAAGACTGGACAGATGAATGCGATCATCGCCACCTTTGAATCGCTTGAGGTCAAGGCTGGGGAATTATTTCTGATTTTCTCAGACAATTTCCTTGTACCGTGGAAGCAGGTCAAGTATATTTATTCGAAGTAAGAATGAGTTGATGAGTTGAGTTGAGTTTGTTTCACCCCAAGGAGGACCCTATGAGTCCAAACACAAAGATGACACTAGGCAACATCAAGTCGGCCAAGGTGTCGCGCCCGCCACGCATCCTGGTGCTGGGTGTCGAGAAGATTGGCAAGAGCACATTCGCGTGCGGTGCCGACTCCCCCATCGTGATTCCCGTGAAGGGAGAGGAGGGCGTCGATGACTTCGACGTGCCGAGCTTCCCAGTTGCTGATCACGTGCTTGACATCAAGCAGGCACTAATCACACTCGACCAGGAGGAGCACGACTTCAAGACACTGGTGGTCGACTCGGTGTCGACACTGCAGCCAAAGGTGATGGCGTTCGCCATGCAGAAGGAAGGCGTGAGCGATGAGTCGAAGCTGGGTGGCGGATACGGTCACCAGTACGACACCGCACTACGCACCTGGGACTCGATCCTAACGGGAATGGATATGCTCCGCGAGAAGGGCGTTGCGTCGATCCTGATCGGCCACGTTGCATCGAAGAACTTCGAGTGTCCAATCAACGGCACGTACTCTCGGTATGACCTGGATCTTCCCAACAAGATCCGCGAGAAGATTTACCGATGGGTCGACTGTATCCTGTTCGCTAATTACCAGACCTTCATCCGAAAGGAGGACGCTGGTTTCAATCGGACGAAGTCGCTGGCGGCTGGTGACGGTGGGCGTCGACTGTTCACCCAGAAACGACCGAGCCACCCAGGCGGTGGTCGTGGCGTGTTCGGGAAGATCCCTTACGAGATCGACCTGAGCTGGGACGCATTCAAGTCCGCAATCGTTGACGCATCCAAGCCGACAGAGTAGTCGGCGACGTCTTTCTACGCACAGTTAACTGTTTCTTTTTTTGAGAGGATTTTACGATGAGCAATGGAAACCTTGGAGACTTTTTCAGCGACTTTGACTTTGACTCCGTGAGTGCTGATGCACCCGCTGAGTTCCTGGCACTCCCCGCTGGGTACTACAAAGTTGTGATCCTTGAGTCGGAAGTCAAGGAGTCGAAGAACAAGCCAGGTAGCAAGTACCTGAGCCTCAAGCTGCAGGTCGCTGACGGAAAGCACCAGAACCGAACCCTGTTCGCCAACCTGACAGTTGCCAACCGCAACGAGGTGGCGGTCAAGATCGGTCGCGAGCAGATCGCTCGACTTGTCAAGGCGTGTGGCCTTCCTGGGCTGCAGGACTCGTCGCAGTTCGTCGGTAAGATCGCCGAGGCCAAGATCGCCCGCACTCGCAACGAGCAGTACGGCGACAGTGAGGGGTGGTCTAACGACGTGAAGGGGTTCTACGCTGTCGGTAGCTCACCGCAGTCGACTGGCCACGCTGAGTCAGTGGCTGACAACCCGTCTCCAGCTCCAGCGGCCACCGAGGAAACCCCTTGGTAGGGATTGCTTTGGTGCTATAACTCAAGGGCAGGTCGTCACTTACGGCGGCCTGTCCTTTTTCTTTGAAAAAGGCCTGGAATACCTGTTGCCATGAGATGGACACGTCGATATATTACTTGTGTCGGGCAAACAAAACCACAACCGAAAAGGACATCACGATGATCAAACAACAGAACAAGCCGTGTCCAGGCTGCGGAAGGCCAGCCACGCCAGTGGCGCCTCTGCCACAGCATCATCCGAATGCGGAAGTCTGGCACAAGGCATGCATCATGGCAACCACCAAGCACCTTCGGGAGGGCAAGTGACATGGGAAAAGTACTAGAGACAACGGCATGTGCTGGGAGCGTCCTGAGCTACTTCGGCGTTCAGGGCGCGACCTGGAACAACCGAACAAAGAAGAACGTCTGGGCCGACACGTTGAGACGCAATGGGTTCGCGGTGAGGAGCAGAGCCAGTAAGGTCAAGCACGGGTCAACCGCTGGGTCGATCCGCAATACGCTGGCCAAGATCGCAACCGAGGAATCCCACATAGAGGCGTTCGTCGTGAGGGTCCCTGGGCACGTCCTGTTGATGGATCGCCTGGGACGCACCATAGTGGACACCGCACCAAGGAAGCGCGACAGGCGCCCCGTGACGGGCGTGTGGGCCATCTGGGACAAGGGGCTGCACGCATGAACGTAGGATTCACGGGAACTACCGAAGGCATGACCAAGTATCAGATTGACTGGGTGAAGTCCATGATGGTTGCCTGGGGCGCGAGCAGGGCGCTGCACTCAGCACGAGTTGGTGCGGAGGCGCAGTTCAGCGAGATTTGCAAGAGCATGGGTGTCGCAGAGGTTATCTGCCTTATCGGTAACACGCAGGGGCAGGTTGTCGACGTTGAGCACGTTCCAGAGGAGAGCGACTCGGTGACTGTACACGGACCCATGCCAGAGGACCTCAAGGATGAGGCACTGACGAGGGGCTGCGATATGGTCATAGCGTGCCCGCTAGACTACTCGACGAAGTGTGGGACCTGGGCCACGGTTAGAAAGGCACGGGCCAACGGTGCTAAGGTGGCCATCGTTCCACCAGAGCCAGAGCCAGTTGAGAAAAAGAGAAGGTAGTCACTTGACCACCAGTTGTGCCAAGTGTATACTCCTGGTGTGACAGGAAAGAAACCAAGCATAAAGGAAAGCGACATGATCAACTTCGAGAATCAAGTCAGCAGCGAGCGACTGGCAGCACAGTACCGAGACCAGTTGTTGTTCCTCCTGAACCAAGTAGAGGAGACCTCAGACAACTATGCTTACGCACTGACCGAGTGCGGGGTGCGTGTCGAGGTCACTGATAAACTAAACCAACTGCGTGAACTTAGGTACGCAGTTGAGAACTTCAAAGCAAGCCAGCGAGGTTAGGACGTGACGAAGATCAAGCCAAGAGATTATCAGATCGAAGCAGTCGAGTCGGTGTGCGAGTACCTGACGAAGCACAAGGGTGATCCAGTCATCTGTGCACCAACAGGGGCTGGCAAGTCAGTGATCCTGTCGATGCTGACCGAGCGATTCATTAAGGCTGGGCGACGTGTCATGATGGCCACCCACGTAGGTGAGCTGGTCAAGCAGAACGCAGCCGCAATGGGGCGCTTCGGAGTGGACGTAGGACTGTTCGCGGCGGGGCTCGGTAAGCGAGACACGAAGCAGGATGCAATCGCCTGCCAGATCCAGTCAGCGTACAATAAGGCGGACAGATTTGGTACTCGCCACGCACTGATCATCGACGAGGCTCATACCGTCAACCCAGATGAGTCGGCTGTCAGGTACCGTCAGTTCATTGAGGATTTACGTGGGTTCAGCCCAGGGCTTCGCGTGATCGGTCTCACCGCTACCCCATACCGAACGGGCACGGGCTCCATCTGCGGTTCCGACGGGTTCTTTGATGATATTGTGTACGACATCCCGATCAAGATGCTGATCGAGCGAGGGTACCTGTCGAACGTCACGACGGAGACCAGTGGGTTCAAGCTCGACATTGGCTCTCTAAGGACACGCATGGGCGAGTACGTCACCCAGGACCTGGAGAGCCTGTTCGGCTCTGAGAACAACGTACAGGCCGCCTGTGAGGACATGCTGCGTTCTACGGCAGATCGCAAGAGTGTGATCATATTCGGCGTGTCTGTCGCTCATGCGATGGCGATTCGTGACGTCCTCAAAGGAATCACTGGCCAGGAGGTCGAGGTGGTTCACGGCGAGATGAATAAGGGTGATCGCGAGAAGGCAATCGACAGCTTCAAGTCAGGCAGGGTCAAGTATCTGGTTAACGTCAACGTCCTAACGACTGGGTTCGACGCGCCGAATATCGACTGCGTAGCCATCATGAGGGCAACCCAGTCACCTGGGCTGCTGGCTCAGATCGTAGGTCGTGGGCTCAGGATATCTGAGGGCAAGGAGAACTGCTTGGTGCTCGACTATGGCGAGAACTTCGAGCGGCATGGGCCCATCGACTCACCGAACTTCGGGAAGGCCAGCAAGAGCAAGGGCGAGGGACAGCCAGTCGGTCGGGCTCGGTGCATGGTGTGCCAGAATGAGCTTCTGCCAGGGAAGCGTGAGTGCGGCAACTGCGGGTTCGTTAACCCGTCGCCAGACACCAACCCGACGCACGACGGCGAGGCAGCCTACGGCGCTCAGGTCCTCCAGGACTGTAACACCATGAAGGTGTCTGGGTGCGAGTATAACTGCAACCCAGGACGCAACGGGAAGCGCGACACCTTCCGAGTGACCTACTACTGCGTAGGGGTGACCAATGAATCGAAAGGAGACTTGGTTGGCCGAGACAACACCGTCAAGGAATGGCTCTGCTTCGATCACGACCACGACTCCTGGTCATACCGACAGGCTGTCAAGTGGTGGAAGAGGCGGTCGGACGCACCAGTGCCCGAGAGCGTGATGGAGGCGGTGGACCTCGCTAGGCGCGGCGCACTGGCCGAGTGCACTGGGATCACCACAGAGAAGCAGGGAAAGTATGACAAGGTCACCGCCTGCGTGCTCGGGGACAAGCCAGCAGAGTGGAAGAGCGAGACCATGCTGGAAGGTGCTGAGTTATTTTCTGAAGATTTTAACTGGGACAACATTGCAGACCTGCCGTTTTGATGTTACAATTACTCGGCACTAGAAATTACAGACCAGGAGGACGTCACCTATGAACTTCGACCACGTACCCACGATCATCAAGTCAACCCCGCAGTGGATTCTGTGGAAGATGGAAAACGGGAACAAGATTCCGAAGCAAGTAAGCGGTGCGAACGCACGGACCAACGACCACAGCACATTCAGCACGTTCGAGCAGGCACTCGATGCATTCAATGAGGATGACGGAAGTAGGTTCTCTGGCCTCGCGTTCGTGATCTCGGACAGCGACAACTTCTCTGGGGTCGACCTTGACAACTGCCTTGACGACGAAGGCAACCCAAAGCCGTGGGCCGCCAAGATTATGGCGGGGCTCCGCGGTGTTGCGTACGGAGAGATCAGCCCGAGCGGTGACGGAGTTAAGTTCCTGACGTACGGAAAGAAGGCGCCAGGGTCCCGATGCGTCAAGCAGTTTGGTGGACCCAAGGAACAGGTCGAGATGTATGACCGAACGAGGTTCTGGGCCATGACTGGAAACTGCATCGGTGGCGACTGGTCTGACGTGAGGGACGGCCAGGAAGTTGTCACTCGTATGTGCTCCGAATACTTCGGAACACAACAGCAACGACCAGAGCCCACGCAGTCAGGAGGTGACCTGGGGAGCATGTCCCTCAGTGCGTCACGCACGGCGAAGATCATCGAGGACACGGACAGCGAGCTGGACTTCCGAGCACGGTCGTACATCGAGAGCTGTGGTTCGGAGACCGAGGGGGGCAGGAATAACAGCGGGTTCAAGATCGCGGGTCACTTGCGTTCTCTTGAGGCCGACGGCCAGCGAATGACTGACGCACAAATCTATTCGTATATGCATCTGTGGAACGAATCACTTCCATCTCCGCTACCTCGTGCTGAGATGGACAAGGCTATCTGGAGCAGCGGAAAGAACGGGACAGCCCGTGAGGTCAAGCCGTCCGACGAAGTGGCCAGGGAGCTGCCGAGCATGTCTGGCGAGTACGCCAGGATCAGCGACGAGACGGACCCTAACGAGTTCCTGTCGGCACTGTCCAGTGAGGTCAACGCGAGCAAGGGTATCATCCCAGACGACTGCCTATCCCCAGGCGGACTTATCGGTGAGGTCATGGCGTTCAATCGCCACACCGCAATGTTCTGGCAGCAGGAGCTGGCGTTAGCGGCAGGCATCTCACTGATGTCTATCATGATTGGTCGACGCTTCACTGACTATCGAGACACCAGGGCCAATCTGTACTGCATCGGTCTGGCACCGTCTGGCTCTGGTAAGGAGCACGCAAGAAAGGTGAACAAGGCCATCTGTAAGAGGGTCTTTGGTGACACCAACAGTTGCCCCGATTCAATCGGGTCAGACGCTGGGCTCGTGCGCGTTGCGTCCGAACGTGAGGCACTGTTCCAGATTGACGAGGTGGCCAAGTTCATGTCGGTCAACAAGACCAAGGGCAGCCCGTGGCTGGCGAAGATCGCACCCACGCTGCTCCGCCTGTTCACCTCGTCAGGCAGCAGCATGAGGATGGATGAGCTGGCCGACGGTGACCGAGCGGTTGAGATTAAGAATCCGTATGTGTCGGTGTACGGTACGTCAACCGTCGGCGGATGGTGGAACAGCATGGACACCGAGTCGCTGGTCGACGGGCTCATCGCTCGTCTGATCGTGTTCGAGGTGAGCGAGGCATACCCAAGCCTTAACCGAGAGAGTGACCAGCATGCTGAACTAAGCGAGGGTCTGGTCAATCGACTGAAGGCATGGGCCGAGTACACCGTCGAGGAGGGCGACATGGTCGGCGTCGTCGAGGACGTTACCGCAAAGGTGATCCAGCACACCGACGAGGCAAAGGAACTCAACGAGGAGTACGCAGAGGAGGTAAGGTGCATGATGCGTGACCTGTCCGAGGGTTCCGCCAGGACAGCCAGGGCGGAGAGCGTGAGCGGCATCTGGGCTCGGGCAGCGGAGAAGGTGGCTAAGCTGGCACTGATCTCGGCCTGCTCAAAGAACAACCCAGACGATGACTTTATGATCGAGGTCGAGGACGTCAGGTTCGCTATCAAGCTGGTGGACGCGACGACGGCCAGGATGATCAGCGAGTCAGGTCACCGAGTCAGCTCAAGCAAGGCTGGCAGGGCGGTCAGCGACATTCATAAGCTGGTGCTAAACGCCAAGGCAACGGGCGTGACCAAGGAGGTGCTCGTCAAAGACACCATCGACATGGGCCGACGCATGCGAGATGACGCCATCAAGGACCTCACCTCGTCCAAGTCGATTGAGTTTGACTCAGACACGGGCAGGTACTACGCACTCGTTAAGACAGGAGGGTTCGACCAATGAAGACGGTTAAGAGAATGACCTTGATAGCGTATATGGACAGGTGTGACCAGAGCGACAACGTAATGGTCACGATCACGCCACGACCAGGGGACGCTGTGACGTCCTCAGACGCCCGTGTGTACGCGACGGCCAACATGGAGGACCCAGAGGGCCTAGATGCAATCGAGTGCTGTGACGAGGCCTTACAGGCCGACGTGGTCGAGCTGATGCGTAAGATCGCTGGCAAGCTGTCGGCGGAAACAATCAAGACTTCCGAGTAATTACCTAACCAACAAGGAGACACAAGTGTCAGAGAAAAAGAAAGACAAGAGCGGCAGCAAGGAAAGGCGTCCCAGACCCAAGAAAGTTGCCAACGGTAAGTCGACTCGCGCAAGCAAGGAGTGGATCAAAGAGAACTTGGCGCTGGTCAACGGGGAGGTTCACCCAGCACGACCGTCGAGGTACAAGGTGGTCGACACGAAGAAGAAGTCGTGCGTCATCCTTGACACCACCAGCAACGGATTGATCAAGGCGTCCAGGGCGGATATTCAATCGGTGCTCGGTGAACACCAGGCCCCAGCCTACGTTGCTATCGCCTACGGGTCAACTCGTGTTGAGGTCGAGGTAAGCGCCAGGGGTGACCTGTCCATTCTCGGGACCGACTCAAGAAGTGACATAGAGGTGATCACCGACATGCTGTCTGGCCTTGGGATTATTAAATAATCTAGGTTCTTACTAAAGCTAGTGCACTCCCCTGGCCGATGTATCCTGTAGACAAGGAAACTGAAACCAGGGGAGTTTTTTTATGACCAGGATCTTATTGGCTGTGGCGGTTGTTTTGGTATTGGCAGCGTCGAGCGGTTGTGTTACGATGTCGGCCAACATACGGGCGGACATCAAGTCTAACCAGGGTGCGGTCGATAACGTCGAGTTCACCGTCCACATGACGCCACAGGGGGCACGCAGATGATCACTGACGCAGGCAGGTACTTACGCGAAAGGGGACTGATGGAAAGGACGTGCAGGGGCTGTATGGAGAGGCACAGGGAGGACGTGGGCTGGGGCGCTGAGGCCAGGGCGTGGGTCGACTATGACTCGCTATGCTTCACCTGCCACCACAGGCACGAGGAGTGGCACGGGCTGACCATCGAGTGGTGCCGAAGCAGGTATGAGGTTCTCGGCGGCAGGCTGCACCGCAAGCCAGGGAG